AGAGTTAAGAGCAGAAGATGAAGATGGTTCTTCTAACTCTACATACATTTCACCAAAAATTTATTATCCAGGTATTGGTTAATGACTACTTTTTCACAAGGTAAATATGCTTTAGCAATTTCTGATAGATCAGGAATGGCTTTTCCATACAACGAAATGGTTAGAGAATGGAATGGCGCCCTGGTCCATGTTTCAGAGTACGAGCCTAAACAACCACAGTTAGATCCCAAACCTACAAGTGCGGACCCACAAGCTTTACAACGAGCAAGAACTGCAAGAACAGAATTTCCAACAGAAGATTTTTTAATAAATAATCCAATTACAACTACAGCTGCTGATGCAACTGTTTCTATAGCTTTTGAAAATGGTGCTATGCAAGTAAATGATTTTGTTAGACTAAGAGATGTTAAGTCTCCGGTAGGTGGTGTTGCCATAACTACTTTACAATTATCTACAACTTTAAATGGTGCAGTTACAGATTCAGCTACTACAATTACTTTAGCTGATGGGTCAGCGTTTCCAACATCAGGTTTTATAGTTATTGAAAAAGTAAATGCAGTTTCAGGTTTATTTGAAAACGAAGTTATTGAATATACTGGAAGATCTTCAAATGATTTAACAGGGTGCACTAGAGGAACAAGCGCTCCTTACAGAGGGGTTAGTCCTGTTAACACAACGGCAGGCAGTCATGCGACAGGAGCAAAAGTATTTGGTGCATACAAAATAGCTACACTTAATGAAACATCTTCACCAGCAGGATATAATGACAGCACAGGTAGTCCAGCAACTACAACTACACAAACAGGTTTTACATTTGAGCTAGTTAGTAATGCTAGTAGCACAGAAACAGGAGGCGGTTTACAGTGTACAGTTGGACCGATTAATGATAGAGGTTAATTATGTCAGGAGTCAATAAATACGATTATAGCACACTAACTACAGCAATAAGAGACTATACAGAAGTAAGTTCTGATGTCTTAACTACAACTGTTGTTGATGGAATTATTATGGCTGCTGAAAGAAGAATTTACCAAGAACTTCCTATGGACTCTTCTAGATACGTTCAAGAAGGGACTTTAGCTGCAAACGATAATACAATCAATGCACCAGCAGGAACATTATTTATAAGGGGTATAGAAGTATTTGAGTCAACAGCTAATACTGAGGGAAATGGAAAATGGTTAGAAAAAAAAGATCAAACATATCTATCTGAATTTGTAGATAGAAAATTTGGACCAGAAGGAAAAATACAATCTCCTACAGATACCACTAATTCTGTAACAGGTTTTCCTAAATACTATGCTATGTTTGGCGGTGCTGATAATACTACCGATACTTCATCAGGTGGAATGTATTTAGCTCCAACTCCTGATGCAAATTACAAATTTAGAATTTATTATAACAAGTATCCAAATGGTCTTGGGTCTGGAACTGGTTATAATAACAATACTTATTTAAGCACATACTTTCCACAAGGTCTGTTATACGCTTGCCTTGTAGAGGCTTTTGGATATTTAAAAGGTCCAATGGATATGTTGACATACTATGAAAATAGATATAAAAATGCTATACAACAGTTTGCAGGTATGCAACTTGGAAGACGAAGACGAGATGATTATACTGACGGAACAGTTAGGATACCAATTAAGTCACCGTCTCCATAAATGAGGAGAAAAAATTATGGCAATAACATCGGCAGTATGTAATAGTTTTAAAACAGAAGTTTTACAAGCTATACACAATTTTACAGCATCATCTGGAAACACTTTTAATTTAGCTTTATACACAAGTTCAGCAACTTTAAATAAATCAACAACAGCTTATAGTTCATCAAACGAAATTTCTAACACATCAGGATCAGCTTATTCTGCCAAAGGAAAAGCACTTACAAGTGTAACTCCAGCTTTATCAACTGATACAGCTTGTTGTGATTTTGCAGATGTCTCTTGGACTTCAGCATCTTTCACAGCTAATGGTTGTTTAATATTTAATGATTCAGCAACAGGTGATCCAGCAGTTTGTGCAATCGCATTTGGTGGAGATAAAACTGTATCAAGTGGAACTTTCACAATTCAATTTCCAGCAGCGGACGCAGATAACGCAATTCTTCGTATAGCATAAGGAGTAAATCCTTATGTCGGTAACCCGAACATTTACAGTTACAGTTCAATCAACTGGTTCCGGAAATAAATATTTTATTGATGGAGTACAAACACCTACATTAACTTTAGGAGAGGGAGGAACATATAAATTTGATCAATCAGATTCTACAAATGGTACTCATCCCTTAAGATTTGCAACTGCAGCAGACGCTGCCGGTGGCACACAATATACAACAGGAGTAACTACAAATGGAACTCCAGGTAGTTCTGGAGCTTACACTCAAATTGTTGTAGCTGCATCTGCTCCAACCTTATATTATTATTGTACAAATCATGGAGGAATGGGTGGACAAGCTGATACTGTAGATGGAAACTCGTGGGGTATTTTTCCATGGGGTGTAAATGAATACGGTGACCAAGACTCTATTGATGTTGCAATAACAGGTCTATCAATTACATCTAGTGTAGGTTCTGTAGAAGCATTTAATTTACAAGGTTGGGGTAGACAAGAGTGGGGTAATTCTGGTTGGGGTGTAGAATATTCTGTACAACCAACAGGTCAACAAGCAACAACTTCTATTGGTTCTATTACTACAGAAATTGCAGTCCCATTAACAGGACTTTCAACTACATCTAGTTTAGGCACACCTACTTTAGATTTAACATCAATTGTACTTCCAACAGGTCAACAAGCAACAACAGAACTTGGAGATTTTGATAATGCAGGTACGTTAGTTGGTTGGGGTAGAAATGGTTGGGGTGAAGAACCTTATGGAGATTCATTTAATAAATTAGTTCAACCATCAGGATTAAGTACAACATCTAGTGTTGGATCATTAACAGCTTTACCAGAAGAACTTATATCAGTAACTGGAGTATCAGCTACCGCTACTGTCGGTAGTCTAACACCTATTATAGATTGTGTAATTGTACCAACAGGGGTATCGGTTACATCTAACGTTGGCACTCCTTTAATAACACAGGCTACTGTTGGATTAACAGGTGTGGGAATGACTTCTACAGTCGGAGGTATAGTCCTTGATGCAGTAGAGGTAGGTCTAGTAGGAGTAGAAGCAACTTCTGCTGTGGGTCTTTTACAAGAACAAATTTCTCAAATACCAAGTGGCCAACAAGCAACGGCAAGTATCGGTTCTTTAACTGTAGAAATTGGTGTTCCATTAACAGGAGTTTCTGTAACTTCCGCAACAGGTAGTATTACACCTGAAGATACAGTAGGACTAACTGGAGTAGAAGTTACTGCTACAGTTGGAAGTGTCTCTCCATTAGCATATCAAGATATTGATATTACTGGAAATACAAGTTATAGTGATGTTAATAAAACAAATAGTGCAAGTTATTCTGATGTTGACGTAACAGGAAATACATCGTATACAGACGTAACGCACGTGGCTTAGGAGAAAAAAATATGGCTTCAACATACTCAGATCTTGGTTTAGAACTAATGGCAACTGGTGAAAACGCCGGTACATGGGGGACAAAAACTAACGCAAACTTAAATCTTATAGAACAACTTACGGGTGGATATTTATCTTTATCTATTGCAGGTGGTGCTGGCACTCAAAACATGACAATTGAAGATGGCGCGTTAACAGGTCAAGCACAAAACAGAGTTATAGAATTTACAGGAACAATTAGTGGAAACAGAATTATAACAGTTCCTCTTCTTACAGAAAATTTTTATTTTATTAAAAACAACACATCAGGTTCATACACAGTTCAATTAAAAGCAATATCTGGTTCAGGTGCAACCGTTACTTGGGCAACAGGCAATAAAGGTTGGAAAGTAATTTATGTAGATGGTGTTGCAACTAACACAGGTGTTTACGAAATTGAAATTGATACTGTGGCAACTCCTGGTGGTTCCGATACACAAGTACAATTTAATAATTCAGGAGCTTTTGGTGGAGATTCAAACTTTATTTGGAATGCATCAACAGGGTTAAACATAGGTTCTCAAAAAGAACTAAGACTTCAAGATACTACAGGTGGAGAGTATGTAGGTCTAAAATCAGCTGGCACAGCAACTTCTTACACAATGACGCTTCCAGCAGCTGTAGGCTCTGCTTCTCAAGCTTTAGTAACAACAGATGGCTCAGGAACTTTAGGGTTTACATCAACATCAACTTTCGGTATAACAACAGGAAAAGCTATTGCAATGGCAATTGTTTTTGGATAAAAGGATTAAATTATGGCAAACCCAAATATAGTAGCAGTAACATCAATTCTAGGTGGTAACGCTGGATGGAATTTATCAAATACATTAACAGCAACATTAATGACAGTAGCAGCAGATGTGGTGGTAAAAGTAAATAGAATAACAGTAGCAAATGTTGACGGAACAAATGCAGCAGACGTAAATTTATTTGTCGATGGAATGGGTTCAGGTACAACAGGAGTTACAACAACTGGAGCAGACGCAACAGTTTATTTAGCAAAAACAGTTTCGGTCCCAGCTGACGCAACGTTAGTATTGGTCGATACACCTATCTATCTTATGGAAGGTGATATATTAAAAGGTGGAGCTAGTGCTTCAGGCGATTTAGATTTATTTATATCTTATGAAGTTATAAACGACGCGTAGGAGGTTTAAATTATGGCTGGCAATGGCGGAATAATTGGACCTACTAAAGTTATCAATACACCACA